TGCACTTAATGATTATCAAGTAGCATTAAAACGTTTTTACGTTGTAGAAGATGTAAACAGAGCCGCAGAAGGATTTACACAAACTTGGTATCCACATTTATATAGAGTAAAACTAAAACAAATAGTTGACTCTCAAGAATTTAAAGACATACTTGATTTACCTGCAGAAGAAGGAAGTACAAATACATTACGTGATGTCCTTTCTACCTACGAAAAAGAAATGCAGATTAATAATGCAGTTATACAACAAGCAGAATCAGATGCGGCAAAATCAGGTTATGATACAACTAGTTTTTATACACTTCAAGTTGATGCACAGGGCAATCCAGAACTTGTCGGTGCTGACGAAACACTTATTGATGCTAGTATTGCTAGTGGAAACCTAGATGCTAGTAGAGTTAATCAAACTCCAGAGGCAACTGGATACCAAGGTTACTTAATTGGTGATGGTATTCCGCCTAATGGTGAACAGTTTGGATTTGGCAGTTCTTTCCCATTAGCAAGTACAGTAGGCGACTTTTATTTGAGAACAGATTTTATGCCAAACAGACTATTTAGATATGACGGACAGCGTTGGGTTAAACAAGAAGATAACGTAAGAATGACAATGACTCAAACAAACGATCGCAAAACTTATAAAACAGATTTTGTTAACAATACAAAATCAACCACTATTGGTGGAGAAACTGTTGAAGAAAGACAGAGTTTGTCTAAAGTACTTAGACCAAAGGCGGATAACTAATGCAACACTTTTATGACGGTCAGATAAGAAGATATATTACTCAGTTAATTAGAATGATGAGTAATTTTTCTTATAAAGACGGCGACGGTGATTTAAAACAAGTTCCTGTAATGTATGGAGATATCACCCGTCAAGTTGGTCATATTCTTAGAGATAATTCTGAGAACAAAGTTCCAAGTGCGCCACGTATGGCAATCTATATGACTGGTTTAGAATTAGACAGAGATCGTTTAGCAGATGCTACACACGTTAGTAAAGTTCATATTAGAGAAAGAGAATATGACTCTAATAATCAAGAATATTTAAACACACAAGGTAAAAATGTTACTGTTGAAAGACTAATGCCAACACCTTACATATTAACAGTTAATTGTGATATTTGGTCAACTAATACAGATCAAAAATTACAAATTATGGAACAAATTTTAATGCTGTTTAATCCAAGTTTGGAAATACAAACTACAGACAACTATGTTGACTGGACTAGTTTAAGTGTTGTAGATTTAGAAAGTGTTAATTGGAGTGGCAGAAGTATTCCGATGGGTACAGAAAGTGAAATTGACGTAGGCACACTAACATTTAAAACACCCATTTGGATTTCTCCTCCTGCTAAGGTTAAAAAGTTAGGTGTCATTACAAGTGTTATTATGAGTATTTTTAACGAAGAAGACGGTACTATTGATCTAGGCGAGGCAACACCTGAATACAAACGCTACGCTGATAGTTATGATGAGCAGGTCACACAAGCAGATACACTTTCTGATAATAGAACCGAATCTACTAAGAAAGATGCTTCAAGTATTGCTATTAGTGCTTACCAAGATTACGAACTATTAGTATTAGGAAATGAGGCACAGTTAATTTACAGAGGTGTTGTAGGTTCCACACTATGGTCACAATTTATTGACTCGATGCCTGGACAATTTAGACCAGGGTTAAGTCAACTACAATTAACTAGATCAGATTTATCAAGTAGTATTAATGGCGCTGTTGCTATTAATCCAAATGATCCTACTAAACTTGCAATTACTTGGGACCAAGATACTATTCCAAGCGACACTGTTATTACAGGTAGCACAGGTGATAGAAATAAAATTGATTATATTATTGATCCTAAAACATGGAACCCAGCAAGTGTTAAACAAGCAGGAATAAGAATATTATTGTTAGATAGTATTGGTGATCCTAGTAATGCTAGTGGTCCTACTGCTTGGAAAAACAATGACAATACAGACTTTATTGCAAGTGAAAATGACATTATTGAATGGGATGGCGCAAAATGGGTTATCTTGTTTGATGCAAGTACAGAAACCACAATCAAATACACTACTAATCTAAACACCGGAGTTCAGTATAAATGGACTGGCAGTGAATGGGTACTTTCTTTTGAAGGCGAATATCGAAACGGAACTTGGCGCATAGAATTCTAACTAATTATTAGTATGAGCCAGAAGATTTCGTGCAGTGGTGCATTATTTTATGCACTAGATACCAAAAGATTCTTATTCTTACACAGGACTCAAAGCAAACAAAATAATGTTTGGGGCCTTGTAGGCGGTACTGGTACGGCTGACGAAACTCCTATTGTTGCTCTTAAAAGAGAAATCAAAGAAGAAGTTGGTGATACTCCAAAAATCCTTAAAACAATACCTTTAGAAACTTTTGTAAGCACAGATGAGCAGTTTAACTTTCATACCTATTTGGTGGTTGTTAAACAAGAGTTTCTTCCTAGTCTAAATAAAGAACACGACGGTTATGCTTGGGCATCATTTAATAAATGGCCTAAACCATTGCATCAAGGATTACGCAATACCCTTCAAAACAAAACAAACCAAACCAAATTAAAAACAGTCTTTGATTTAATTGATTTGTTAGAGAATTAATATGATTAAAGTTTTTGGCGATATTATGTTAGATCGCTGGATTCACGGAGTAGCAGATAGAGTAAGTCCTGAAGCCCCTATTCCAGTTTTACGAGAAACAGAACAAAAATACAGTATCGGTGGTGCTGGAAATCTAGCATTAAACATTTCTTCTATAAACGGAGAAGTAGGCTTATATGGTTTTATTGGTGCTGACAAAGAAGGATACAAAATTTTAGAACTTTTAAAAGATACTAATTTAGAAGTTAACACATCAGTAGAAAATTATCCAACTACAACAAAAACAAGACTAGTTGGTCAGGGTGGACAGCATATTTTAAGATGGGACAGAGAAGAAAAATATAACGGATTTGGTGCTTTTGAAAAACTTAACAGTTCATTAACTAGCAGTGATATTGTTTGTGTTAGTGATTACAATAAAGGAACTATTCAAAAAGACACAATTAGTAATATTTTAAGAAAAACTGAGAAAGTTTTAGTTGATCCCAAACAAACACCCGAGTTTTATAAAGGTGCATATCTTGTTAAACCTAACATGAAAGAGTATAAGGATTGGTTTGGCGAATTTAAAAAAGAAACTGCACTTTTAAAAATGAAAGAATACGGGTGGAAGTACTTTGTAGTAACAGATGGTCCTCGAGGTATTCATGTTTTGGCTGATGATTTAAAATATAAACATTTTCAAGAACCTGTACACGAAGTTGCAGATGTTACCGGTGCAGGTGATACTGTTCTTGCTGTTATTGCTTATGGGTTAGAGCAAGGAATGTCAATTTTTGATAGTTGTCAAATGGCTTGCTATGCCGCGGCACGCACTGTTGAACATAGAGGTGTTGCAGTAATAACAAAAGATGATTTGAAACCTAAAGTTGTTTGGACTAATGGAGTATTTGACCTATTACATGAAGGACATTTTCAACTATTAAAATTTGCCAAGTCAAAAGGTAAAAAATTAATTGTTGGTATTAACAGTGATAACAGTACAAAACGACTAAAAGGTGAAAACCGTCCTATTAATAATCAACTGCAACGTAAAATCAACCTCGAGTTGTTACCATGGGTTGATGAAGTTATTATATTTGACGAAGACACGCCACTCGAAACACTAAAACGAGTAAATCCGGACTTGATTATTAAAGGCGGAGATTATACAATTGAAACAGTTGTCGGTCATGAACTGTATCCTGTTGAAATTTTTCCAACAGTTGAAGGTAGTTCGACAACAAGCATTATAGAGAAAATAAAAGAATGAAAATTTTAGTAACAGGAAACAAAGGTTTTATTGGAAGTAATCTTGCTTCATACCTAAAGTATAAAGGGCACGATGTAGAAGGTTGGGAATGGCAAGAAAACAAGTACCCGGATGCTTCATTATACGATCGTGTTATCCATTTAGGTGCTATTTCAAGTACTACTGAACATGATGTAGAAAAAGTATTAAAGCAAAACTATGAATTTACAATGAAACTAATTGAAATCTGTGATATGATGGGTACCAGCATACAATATGCTAGTTCAGCAAGTGTATACGGTCCTGGTTATGACGGATTTTGTGAGGATTCAAAATGTTTCCCTCAGAGTCCGTATGCTTGGAGCAAGTATTTGATCGATAGATGGATTAACGAATTTAAAAACGATTTTAAAATCAGCATCCAGGGATTTAGATATTTTAATGTTTACGGTCACGGTGAAGGTCACAAGGCTAATCAAGCCAGTCCAGTAACTAAATTTACAAAACAAGCCAAAGAAACAGGCGAAATTTTACTTTTTGAAAACAGTGAAAACTATCTTCGTGACTTCATTAGCGTACAAGACGTTTGCTTAATTCACGAAAAGATGTTAGAGGTTGATGAAAGTGGTATTTTTAACGTAGGCACTGGTGTAGCACGTTCTTTTAAGAGTATTGCTGAAGCAGTGGCTAAAAAATACAATGCAAAAATTGTACAAATTCCTATGCCTGAGAATTTACGTGGTCAATATCAAGAATACACTTGTGCTGATATGAAAAATACTCTATCACACATCGATCATTCCTTTATCAGACCGGAAGAATGGATACATGAGTCAAAATAAAAATAATTGTAAAGTTGAGTGGTGGAGTGTAGTTCCGGGGTTATCAAAAGTAGAACCAATACAACCAGCCACTAAATTTTTACCTAACTGGTTTAAAAATATGCCTCAATTTTTACAAGAGGACAATTACACTGACAAAGGTACACTAAAAAATTGTCCTGGCTTTGTAGATTATTTTAAAAATGCCTATGTAGTTACTATGTGGTGTGATTTTCACATAAAAGTTGATAAAGATAACTTTGCATGGCATTCAAGTAATGAAGATTTTACCATGAGTTTACATTATGGTGAGCAATTTAGAAATCATTTACCAGAAAATGTAAAAAATCAGTTTTTATGTGTTGCAAAAACAGATTGCCCTTGGCGTGTACGCACAAGTCCAGGTTGGGCAATGATGCAATTACCAATGTTTTATGATTTTAATGAAATTTTTGAGTGTATGCCCGGTGTAACACATACCGAATGGAGCCATCAGGTTAATCAACAACTACTAATTAAAAAAGAAGGTGAATTTTTGATAGAAAAAGGTACACCTTTAGCAATGTATGTGCCAATTAAACTTGCAGACATGAATTTTTCGGTACAAGACGAAGATAAAGAAAAATATGAAGCAAGTTTTATCAGTAATATGATATTTCAAAGTAAATTTCGAGGTGCATATAAAAAATTTAGAGATAAATGGAGTAAAAAATGAGTCGACTTGAAGGTAAAGTAGAAAAAGGCTGGGGTTACGAGTTAATCTGGGCAACCAACGACAAGTACTGTGGTAAAATTATGGTATTTGAAAAAGCAGGCTCAAAATTTTCCATGCATTTTCATAAAGAGAAGGACGAAACGTGGTTTGTTAACAGTGGACGCTTTGAAGTTAAATGGATTGATACAAAAGATGCTGTTTTATATACAAAAGAACTTGCTCCTGGCGACACTTGGCATAATCCTCCATTACAACCACACCAACTTATAGCATTAGAGCCTAATAGTTCTATTAGTGAAGTAAGTACACCTGATAGTGTTGAAGATAACTACCGCATTATACCAGGTGACAGTCAAAAAGACGTTATAAAGAAAAATAATCCACCGCCGACTTTAGATTAAGCCTGTGCTTCCGACCAACGTAGTACAATATTACTGGTAATACCCGCGCCTGACGTCTTATACACGTTAATTGCTAGTACGTCTGGCCCGTTCGGGAATGTACCTCTACCACCTAGTGTAGTGTTGGTCAATTCTTTAATGAACGACAAGTCTAGTGTTGAACGCTCTCCAGGTTGTGCAATGAATGAGAAGATTGTTTCACCTGGTTGAGCAAACGGTGGTTGCACAAATTCAAATTCAATAGTTGTAGTACCTGCAGTAATAGCACTGTTGTCTGAAGTTTGGTTAAACACAACACTGTAATATTCAGTACTGTTATAACTTTCTAAAGTTAATGACGTTACCTGTGTTCCTGCTGGGAATCTAGTGTCACTTACGTTTGTACCTTGTGC